CGATGTTTCTGTTGAAAGTTTCTTGGTGGGCACGACAGTCAATGATTCTGAGTACTCACTTGCGCCCACTGGTATTAGATTCTCGCACGAACGCAAGGGTGTGATCCCGACTATCATTGAGCATTATTATGCCGACCGACGCATCATCAAAGATCAGATGCTCAAGTTGGATCAAGAGTATCAGACCAACCCCAGTAAGTCACTACAATACAAGATCACGTCACTAAATAATCAACAGATGGCGATTAAGATTCTAATGAACTCACTCTATGGTGCGTTGGGTAACAAGTGGTTCCGTTATTTTGATCAACGAGTCGCTGAGTCTATCACGATGGCTGGTCAGTTGGCGATCAAGTGGGCAGAAAGGTGCGTAAACAATGAGATGCAAAACGTTCTTAAAACAGATGAAGATTACGTTGTGGCAATTGACACAGACTCCGTTTATATTCGAATGGGTGATCTTGTCAACCGTTTTAATCCCAACAATCCTGTCAAGTTCCTAGACAAGATTTGTTCCGAACATTTCGAGAAAGCGCTTGATAAGTCATACGCGGAGATGGCAGAAGTCACTGGCGCTTACATCAATCGCATGGAGATGGGTCGTGAGGTTATCGCAGACCGTGGCATCTGGATGGCGAAGAAACGTTACATCTTGAACGTCCACAACAACGAAGGTGTCCAGTACGCAGAACCCAAACTGAAGGTGATGGGCATCGAGGCGATTAAGTCTTCTACCCCGCAGGTCGTTCGTGACAAGTTTAAAGAAATCTTCCGCGTCATTGTAGAGGGCACTGAGACTGATACTCAGCGATATATCCGCGACTTCCGGAACCACTTTAAGAACTTACCTCCAGAAGAAGTCTCTTTCCCCCGTGGTGTTTCTGACCTTAGTAAGTGGGTCGACCGAGAGACTATCTTCAAGAAAGGCACTCCCATTCACGTCCGTGGCGCATTGTGTTTCAATGCCGCGATCAAAGACGCTGGACTTCAGGATCGTGTGGAGATTGTAAAGCAGGGTGAGAAAATTAAGTTTTGTTACCTCAAGGTTCCCAACGGACTCGGGCAAAATGTTGTGAGTTTCCCATTGAATTTGCCTTCAGAACTTAATTTGCACAAATATGTGGATTATGATATTATGTTCGATAAGACCTTCCTTGATCCGCTCGAGCCGATACTTGATGCTGTTGGTTGGCAAGCAGAACCGAAAGCAACGCTCGAAGACTTTTTCGGTTGACGAACGCGGTTTGTTATAGTATAATATTCGAATGAAAGACTTGAAAACGCCGCTTAGGTACCCAGGCGGTAAATCACGCGCTGTTGATTTCCTTTTCTCTCCGGAGAACATGCCCATTGACAGCATTCGCGAATACCGTGAGATGTTTCTTGGTGGCGGTTCTTGCGCGATTGCGTTTAGTAAAAAATTCCCTCATATCCCCGTCAAGGTCAACGACAAGTACTATAATCTATATTGCTTCTGGACGTCCCTGCAGAGTCGAGGGCGGGAACTTGCAGATAAACTTCACTTAGTTAAGGAAGATCTTTCTTCTTCTATAGACTCCCTGCAGGCGCACCTTGACTACTATCATATCATGCGCGAAGGTCTGAATACGGTAGAGGACCCATTTGAAATAGCGTGGCGGTTCTATGTTATGAACCGTTGCTCATTCAGCGGACTGGGCGAGTCTACGGGTTCGTTTTCAAAAGATGCGATATTTCAGCATTTTAACCACCGACTAATCGGCAAGTTGCCCAAGTTCTCCGCGTTGATGCGTAATTGGGAGATTACCAACGAGGATTACTCTTACCTATTAGATGGCGCTGATAAAAATACATTTATCTTTGCCGACCCGCCCTATGATATCAAGTCGTTTATCTACGGGAACAAGGGTGATATGCATGACTCGTTTTGCCACAAGCGTTTTCACGACGAGGTTGAATCGTCTGAATCTATGGTAATGATCACCTATAACTCAAACGAAACGTTAAAGCAAGCATACACCGAATGGAATCAGTTGGAGTGGGATTTAACCTATACAATGCACTCCGGTCAAAAATATCGTGAGGATGAACACAATCGAAAAGAACTACTTATTTGGAATTATCAAGGTCGAGGAGTATCTACCCTTGACAGATTCTTTAATTAGTAGTATAATATACGCATGTATGAATTAACTCTATTCAAAAATCAGTTTGATAACAAGACGCACCGTCGCACCACGTTTATGTCGTGGATGGACTTCGTGGTGTGTCTTCGTGATTCTTACACTAAGCCAGGAGAAAAAGGTGGACCCAATAGTTCTCCTCTTCTTACTCCTGCTGTGTTCGACGTGGGTACGACGCGTAGTAATCGATCTGTTTTGTATTGGTCTCCTTGGTGTTGCGTTGATGTGGATGATCCTATTGACGGTTGCACTAATATAGAATCTTTACGAACTTGGTTGCATCGTAAGTATGGTCAGTATGATTATGTCGTCTACAACACAGCAAGTAGTTCAGAAGAGCATTTAAAATTTCGAATCGTATTTCGCCTCGACGAACAGATCGAGAACAGTCGCATCAAAGCGTTCTGGCACGCACTCAACACCGAACTGGGCGAACTGGGCGATCCGCAGACGAAAGATCTTGCCCGTATGTATTACGTGCCCGCGCAGTATCCCAAAGCGTATTCTTTCTTTATGGTCAACTCCGGAGGGTCCGCACTCAACGTATCTGAGTTGATCGCGAAGCATCCCTACGTCGAGAAGACAAACAACACCTTTCTTGATAGACTATCGCCTGAGATGCGCGAAGCGGTAATACAGTATCGTAAAGATGGTCTAAATAACACCGACTATCAATGGTCTTCTTATCGTGATTGCCCATTCTGGCCGCGTAAGCTGGGTGCGCAATATATGCAGATTACAGACTCAGGATGGTATTTAAAGATGTACAAGATAATGATTGCGATTGCGGGTAATGCATACTCTAAAGGATACCCAATCACCGCAAACCAGATTGCAGATCTATGTCGTGAGTTTGACCTTGAGACGGGCAACTGGTATGAGAATAGACCACTGACTGCAGAAGCAGACAGAGCATTAGAATATATTTACAGGAACGGATAAAATGGAAAGAGTTTTAGTTACAGGTGCCGCTGGGTTCATTGGATCTCAGTTATCGAAACGACTGATGGATCGTGGATTGGCGGTCAGAGGCATTGACAATTTCAACAACCACTTATATACCCCAAAGTTGAAACGAGACCGCATGGTTCATTTTAACCTTGATGTTTGGGGGTGTGACCTGAAAGATGAAATCAAGTTAGAAGCGCTCTTGTGGGATTTTAAACCAGACACTATCGTGCACTTAGGTGCGATGGCGGGCGTGCGCGACTCATTAGGTAAAGAGAAGAGTTATCACGCTAACAACATCGACGGTACGCAGAACCTTATTGATATCTGTAAGCGGCATCTACCAGAAACACGTATCGTCTACGCGTCAACTTCTTGCATCTATGCAGGTGCGCCAGTACCATGGGTGGAGGGTAAAGAGCATGGCAAGCAGTTGAACGCATATGGTTATACCAAGTGGGCAAACGAGTGTCAGATGCAGTCGTCTGGACTCAATACTGTTGGCCTTCGATTCTTCACAGTCTACGGTCCATGGGGTCGTCCCGACATGGCACTGTTTGATTTCACTAAAAATATACTTGACGAAAAAGAAATAACAGTATATAATTATGGAGATATGAAGCGTGACTTCACTTACATTGACGATATCCTAGATGGTATTGAAATCGTCTTAGATAACACCGACATCGAGTCGGGTGAGATCTTTAATATTGGTCGTGGTGAACAGGTTGCATTGATGGACTTTATCGGTGAGATTGAAAAGAATACTGGTAAGACAGCAATCAAGAATCTTGCGCCTAAGCACCCAGCGGACACTAAAGAAACATGGTCAGATACATCTAAACTTGGCGCGCTTGGTTATCAACCAAAAGTCAGTATTGCAGAGGGTGTTGAAAGATTTTATGAGTGGTACAAAGAATATAACGAGGTAGACTAATGTCTAGAATGATGCCAAATGGCGCCCCCGCGAGATTCTTAATTGGTATTGTGGGGCATGGATTTGTAGGTCAAGCTTTAGAATATGCATTTACGCACCCTATAGTTGATTTCGCACTATTTGATCCAAAGTATAACACAAGCCTAGAAGACTTGTCGTCAAAAACGATTGATGAAACTCCGACGTGTTTTTTCATCTGCGCGCCGACTCCATCTAACGATGACGGTTCTGTCAACTCTTCTATTGTTGAAGAGAGTGCACTTAAGTGCTTGCATGAGACTGACGCTTTGGTCATCATTAAGTCTACAATCACCCCAGATGCGATTGACCGAATCTATCAACAGATTACTAAAGAACAGGCAGATCGTTTTGCCTATAACCCTGAGTTCCTCACAGAGAAGAACGCAAAAGCAGATTTCGTGAGTGCAAAGTTTCATGTCATCGGTGGGTCTCCTCAAGCGGTTATGGAAGTCGTTGACGTCTACGAAATCTTTAGTGCGTGTGAGTCAAACGACTATCACCGTATGACTGCATACGAAGCATCGTTCGTAAAATACACGATCAACTCATTCTTGTCTACTAAAATCACGTTCTTTAACCAGTTGTATGATCTGATCAACATGTATGGTTGCAACTATAATACTGTAGTTCGTGCCGCAGGTAAAGACGACCGTGTTGGTATGGGTCACACGCGTGTCCCAGGATTTGACGGTAAGCGTGGTTTCGGTGGTGCGTGCCTGCCTAAAGATACAAAGGCGTTCTTGCGGTTCTCTACATTTGAAGACTATGAAGGTAATGAAAATTCTTTCGATCTTCTTGAAAAAGTACTTGACATCAATAGTGATTATAGGGTACAATATGACCTTGATGAACGTGAAAAAGTAAACAATATTACATTCGTAGATTTTGGAGGCAACAAGAATGTCGATAATGGACAAACTAAAGAAGAACAGCAAGATCAAGGAGACAGCGACCCTCTCGACGAGTAAGTTCTTCACCGAAAAAGATATGGTCCCGACCGACGTCCCTATGGTGAACGTCGCGTTGTCGGGTTCTATCAACGGTGGTGTGACGCCTGGACTGACTGTTCTTGCTGGGCCGTCTAAGCACTTCAAGACATCATTCGCCTTACTCATGGCGGGCGCATATCTCAACGCGAAACCTGACGCTGTCATGTTGTTCTATGACTCAGAGTTCGGTTCGCCTCAGTCATACTTTGAGCAGTTCGGCATTGATACCAGTCGTGTGTTGCACACTCCGATCGCAAACGTCGAAGAACTCAAGTTTGACATGATCAACCAACTAGAACAGTTGGATCGTGAAGATGATGTGATCATCGTAATTGACTCTATTGGCAACTTAGCGTCTAAGAAAGAACTAGAAGATGCACTGAACGAGAAGGGTGTCGCAGACATGTCTCGTGCGAAAGCACTGAAGGGTCTGTTCCGCATGTCAACACCTTACCTTGCGATGAAGAACATTCCAATGATCGCGATCAATCACACATATAAAGAGATTGGTCTATTCCCGAAAGATATCGTCAGTGGTGGTACAGGAATCTACTACTCTGCAGACAACATCTGGATTATCGGTCGCCGTCAAGAGAAGCAAGGCACTGAGGTTGTAGGTTATGATTTTGTGATCAATGTAGAGAAGTCTCGGTATGTCAAAGAGAAGTCAAAGATCCCGATTGGCGTCTCGTGGGAAGGTGGTGTGCAGAAGTACTCTGGTCTGCTTGATGTTGCACTTCTTGGTGGGTATGTCGCGAAACCTTCTAATGGTTGGTATCAGAAAGTTGACACATCTACTGGTGAAATGGTCGGCACTAAAGTTCGAACCAAAGACACTCTGACCGCAGAGTTCTGGGAACCTATTTTCGAAACAACTAACTTCGCAGACTTCTTGGAGAAGACCTATAGAATTGGTTATTCCAGCGAGTTAAATGCAGAACTAATCACTGAGCTGGAGGAAGCATGAGTGAACTAAATTTAGATAAACCGTCCGAACATCTTGACTACGAGCTAATTTCAGCGTATGATACGCAAGGTAATGAATTCTGGAATGTGAGTTTCTTGAGAAACCCTTTTGAAGATGTAACGATTCGATACAACAATGTACAACTTGATGGCAAAGAAGGTATGTTGCGGTTCAACTTCGATATCATAGAAAGTGAGAATCCTGAGAACACGCTTGAGAATTTAGATATGCAGAAATTCGCTGCGGATGTACTACAAGACATCCTAGCATCTGCAATTGAAGATAAAACTATTAAGTCGCGAGAAGTAAATGACGGAAATCAATCTACAGCAGACGATTCTACGGAATCTACTGACTAACGATTCTTACATGAGAAAGGTTGCCGCCTTTCTCTCACCTGATTATTTTGAGGGGACTTACAAAGGTCTCTTCAAAGAATTCACATCTTACATTGCCAAGTTCAACAAGCTGCCAACGCTTGAGGCATTCAAGATTGAGATTGACTCTGAGGATCGTCTGACAGATGAACAGTATCGACAAGCAATGGAGATACTTCCAGACATCTTTAATTACAGCCCAGAAGATTCTGACTGGTTAGTTGACCGCACTGAGAAGTGGTGTCAAGATCGTGCGGTGTTCAATGCGGTCATGGAATCTATAAGTATTCTTGACGGTAAACATCAAAAGTTATCTAAGAATGCGATACCAGATATTCTGTCTAAAGCGTTGGGTGTCTCCTTTGATGCAAACATTGGTCACGATTACCTCGAAAACATCGATGATCGTTGGGAGTTCTATCATCTTGACGAAGAACGTATTTCGTTCGATCTGGACTACTTTAACCGCATCACTAAGGGTGGATTACCTAATAAGACCCTCAACATCGCACTGGCGGGTACGGGTGTCGGTAAATCTCTCTTCATGTGTCATAGTGCTGGTGCTGCCCTATCACAAGGGAAGAATGTCCTTTACATCACTATGGAGATGGCTGAAGAGCGCATCGCAGAACGCATCGATGCGAATCTACTCAACGTCCCGATAGATCAGTTAGAACATCTTAGCAAAGACATGTTTTCAAACCGTGTACAAAGTATAGCAGAGAAGACGACAGGCAAACTGATTATTAAAGAGTACCCCACAGGTAGTGCCCACGCGAACCACTTCCGTGCGCTACTGAATGAATTGAAACTGAAGAAACAATTTGTGCCAGATATGATATACATTGATTATCTAAATATCTGCGCCAGTGCGCGTATGAAAGGAATGGGCGGTGCTATTAACTCGTATTCATATATCAAGTCTATTGCTGAAGAGTTACGTGGTCTTGCCGTGGAATTCGACGTGCCGATCGTGTCTGCAACGCAAACGACGCGTTCGGGTTTTACTAATGACGACGTGGGGTTGGAAGATACGTCCGAGTCTTTTGGACTACCCGCAACCGCCGACTTCATGTTCGCACTTATCTCCAACGATGAACTCAAAGCGAACAACCAGATCCTAGTCAAGCAGTTGAAGAACCGATATAATGATTTGAATACATACCAGAGATTTGTCGTAGGTATTGACCGTGCTAAAATGCGTCTGTATGACGTTGATCAAAACGACTCTCCCCTAAATAAAGAAGTAGATAATGGACCAGCATTTGATAACTCCACTTCTGGTCAGCGAATCAATACAGAACGTTTCGCCGACTTTACTCTATAAGGAGAGTATAATGGATCCATGGTTACATACTGCCATCGCAGTATCTCTTTTATATTTGTTTTATAAAGCAGGACAGTTATTCGGCAAGCAACAGGGAATAGAGTCCACACTAGTATTCTTACTAAATAACGGAGTATGCACTCCAGAAGACCTTCAAAAGGTAAATGACAGTTTCGATGAAAAAGACTAATGAAGTTTTCAACTGCCCAGTAGTTCCTACGGTTCTTGAAGGCGATCTCGCCTTTGAGGTTCCGAATAAACTATTCGAGCAACTTGATTTGAAAGAGGGGGACAAAGTTTCCTTCAAGCAACAGATTGGAGATAGATACTCCATGATCATTCATCGTAATGGCGAAGAAAAATGACAGAAGTTGTTATTCGTAATAAAGAAATGTTAGGAGTGCTCAACGGGTTCTCCGATGAGATGCTTTCTAAACCTTCGTATAACGACGAAAAGTATTGGACTTATCGTGAAGAGAAAGATATTGACTTGGGGTCTTACTATACCTCAAGTGAGTATCTGTTAGAATGTCTTTCACGAGACAGTCTGGTTGGCCCGCCCGATCGGTATTTCGCACAACCGATAGCAAAAATGGTGCGTGAGGATAAAGAAACTTGGGGAGACTTCATGCAGAAGGTCAAGTACGATTTCGCATCGGAACTTGGCGCACACACTTCTGCATTGCTCTCTTATTACCCTCCAGGCGGTTTTGTAGGATGGCATACTAATTATGACGCCAACGCATATCAAGTCTTGTTCACTTGGTCAGAGACCGGAGACGGTTTCTTTGAGTACTACGACAAACAGAAAGATAAGATTATCAAGATCGACGATGTCCCTGGATGGCAGTGTCGTCACTACTACTTTGGTGCAGAACAAGAAGAGGACCTGCACTGTTGGCACGCTGCATACACAGAGTGTCAACGCATCACTCTTGCATACAAGTTTGTGAACAATGGTAGTGTAAACAACCCAGAAGACGCGCAGGCACGTGCCATGCGTGACATGTTGATTGAAGACATTGAGACAGAGTAATGTATTCCGATAAAGTTTTAGACCACTACGAGAATCCACGCAACGTGGGTAAGATGGACAGAGAAGACGACAACGTCGGAACTGGCATGGTAGGCGCACCCGCATGTGGTGATGTGATGCAACTACAGATCCTCGTCGACGATATCGGTGTCATTCAAGACGCAAAGTTTAAGACCTATGGGTGCGGTTCTGCAATCGCATCCAGTTCCCTACTGACCGAATGGGTCAAGGGCAAAACTCTAGATGAGGCAGGTGCGATCAAGAATACAGAGATCGCCCAAGAACTCGCACTCCCACCAGTAAAAATCCATTGCAGTGTACTCGCAGAGGATGCGATCAAAGCTGCTATCAAAGACTATAAAGAGAAGAATTAATGTTATTGACAGCAGGATGCAGTTTCGTCTGGGGAGACGAACTGGAAGGTTATGATAATAATCCACCCACCCACTGGGAACACACGTTCACAGACATACTTGCGAAGAAGATGGGAATTGACTATGTCAACTTAGGTAGATGTGGCGCAGGTAATGAACAAATTTTTCGTTTGATCGTTGATCAACTTCATAATAGACCTGATCAACAGATCACGCACATGGTTGTTCTTTGGTCAGCTTGGCAGAGAAAAGAGTGGGTTGAGTATCAGCCTCCCGAGAGAGACGTTAAGATTGTTCGAGAATTAAACGTCACTCAATTCTCAAGTCTCAGAACAAGAAATATTTACACTAAAAAAGTTAGAGAATTGTTTGACGAATGGTACGAAAGATGTTATGATAGTCGCACAGACGTTATGCACACAATGACTAAAATGAAAATGATTGAGTTGTTATGTGAGGTCCGAGGAATCAAGTTGATTCAGGGTAGTTTTCATAAAAGAAACTGGTCCAACATTATGGCGGTACTGTCCGATGCTGAAGTGGCCCCAAACGTACCTGTACATCCGGATATGCAGATAGACAAAGTGCCTGAGTATAAAGATTGGCTAGTGTCTTCTTTAGGAAATTTGAAATCTACAAGTCGTGTAGGTATGGGAAAATCTGGAGCAATAAAAGATCTTTACACTCTAGGTCAACAGTTCGATGATATAAAGGAGTTTGGTCATCCTGGAGAAAAAACTAACCTGAGTTACGCAAACCTGCTTTTTGAAACGTTTACTAAAATGGAGAATGGAACATTATGATGAATAAACCTTACCAAGGAAACTTAGTGAAAGAATACATACATCTGTTAAAAAAGTTCGGTAACGACCCACGACCATCACGAGCAAAGAAACTACGGCAACTAGAAAGGTACTTGGAACGAACCGCATAGAGGTTCTTATGTTACGAGTTCTAACCGCACTTGTTTTGATTTCATCTTCGGTTTATGCTGAGAACGTTCGCATCAACGCTACAGATGAAATTGAATGCCTCGCACTTAACGTTTATCACGAAGCACGAAGTGAAAGTCTCGCGGGGCAGTTCGCTGTCGCTGATGTCGTGATGAATCGAGTGGCAGACAAGAGATACCCTAACACAATATGTGGCGTCGTCAAACAGGCAGTGATGTCTGAGTGGGGCGTAGAACGGGGACTTTTCATACCAAAGAAAAACATGTGCCAGTTTAGTTGGTACTGTGACGGTCAATCGGACGCACCAGTTGAGCAGTATGCGTGGTTACGGGCAAAAGAAGTCGCCCGTGGACTTAGGTCGTTCCGAAAGTTTAAAGGTCTTACAGAGGGTGCCACGCACTATCACGCAAACTATGTTACGCCTAAATGGAGTTTTCATGAACGAATGAAGCTCATTGGTCGTATCGGCGACCATATTTTTTATATTGAGGAGTAACATGTTACCCGAACTGGCAATTGCTTTTTCTCTAAATACTACTGCTCTCGAAGACTTTACTCCGTTGGAGACGGAGACGCAAAAGATTGCGAGAGAAATATTTGAAAATTCGTATAAAGAGAGTCGACCAATTCTCAAGACAAGAAAAGTAATCATTCCCATAGAGGATCGTACGGATTTTGTCGTGAGGTTTAGAAATAAAAACTTCATATCGGTCGTCTATTACTTTGATATATGATATATATGATATAATAACAATCACAGTGGTATAAGAGGTAAAGGACAATGGAAGGATTAACTTATCCGTCAACATATTTTCGTGATGGGGCCGTTGATCTTGGTAATGTATACATTGCAATGGATCCGATGGGAACAATTATCGGAGTATACAAATGTCCGGAAGTGGCAATTGAAAAAGCAATACTTGAGGTGCGCAGTGGATTTTTGGATCATAGTGTGCATGTTGAGTCATCTGATATTGCCATCTTCGTTGAAGGGGAAAAGGGAAAAGTTGTAATACTCGTCGAGCAAATACGAGGGTAATGCAACAATATATAATGCAGTGAAACGTCCGGTTCGTCTAGTGGTCTAGGACACCGCCCTTTCACGGCGGGAACAGGGGTTCGAACCCCCTACCGGATACCATATTATTACAGGATTTGTTATGAAAAAAAGAGATTATTCACCCGAAGACGTTCGTCGTCTTCAAGGCACCGTACAGATTGATCACACCCTCGCAAAGATGGGTGCGACCAAGTTACGTCAACTGTTTGAAGAAAATGAATACATCAACACGTTTGGAGCTTATAATGGACAACAAGCAGTACAACACGTCAAAGCAGGACTCAAAGCGATATATCTTTCGGGATGGCAGGTGGCTGCGTCGGCCAACTCTCATGGGGAAGTTTATCCAGATCAGTCCCTATATGCTGTTGATAGTGTGCCTAATGTGGTTAGGTCAATCAATAATGCATTTAGACGACAAGACCAGATCGAATATCTGGAGTCTAAGCGGGGGTTTGAATTTGCCCCTATTATTGCAGACGCTGAAGCAGGATT